ACCTTCCGAGGCGCGCATGACTTTTGTTTGTCAACGTATTGATGAACTCCCGGGTGACCACAGGACTTTGTCCAGCCAACAATTCACCGGGAAACAACAACATTTGGATTATGTTGGTTATCTATGCGTGTACGAGGAGTTTGAGCAGACTATTTTAACTGATGAAGAGGGTATCGTATGGCACATAGCTGCAGACACAATTAACAAAAATTACGTCAAGAACTGCAGATTTCGACACCCCGCAAGAATCAATGCAAACACATTACAGTGCCTGAACGATCATAGAGTCCTGTTTTTAGATGCGGATCCGAAAACATTAAAGAAAACTATTGTCAACTCCCTTCAAGGGACTCAACAGATCGAACCCAAAATGCGAAGTACATTATTAGGTGATAGATGCAATGTTCATTTAGCTGCAGATACTCTATTTAGCATCATCACTGACACATTCCCCGACCAACACGTTTTACGTCCTCTTGGTCCGGGAGTGACTTCTTTAAACTAGAGGCGGACTCTACGGGGCGGTTTTTGTACCCATACCGATTTTCGGAAATTGATCCGGCAATACTTAAATACGACAAAGATAAGGTCAAGCCGGGGCTGCGCATCACTAAATCGAAAAGAACACATACCACTATTCGTGATCGCGTACCCATTTCTAAAACACTTCCGATTTACGTACGAAACCGCGTACACCCCCGTCCATGTCCGAACCACCCGCCTACTGTAGCCGTGGGAGTTCTAGTTAGGTTAGGTCGTCAACCTCCCAAAATGAACAGAATATTCAGACGACTATTGAAGAAGTTCACACTAAGTTTTTGTGAACAATTTTTAACTCCTCTTTTTGCCGGGGAAGCTGAATTTGATGAGTGGATCGAGCAGGTTAATCAACCGGAGCATCGTAAGGAAACGCTTAGGGAAGTATGGAAACAGAACCCCTTTAACGACCCGAAAATGGTCCCAAGATCGACTGAAGTCGGCTCATTTGTCAAGGATGAACCCTACCCAACAATTAAAGCTCCTAGAATCATCAACGCTAGAGATGATTGGTTCAAATGTTTTTCCGGCCCTCTTTTTGATTCTATTTCCCATCAAATTTTTAATTTACCATATTTTATTAAAACTGTCCCAGTTCTTGAACGTCCCGAAGACATAATGTCCGAGTTGTGGACTCAAGTGTGTGATGTGGTCAATGCTGATGCTACGGCTTTCGAATGTCATTTTGAGCCGGATGTGATGGATGCAATCGAATGCGTCCTTTACCGTTACATGTGTTCCAGAGTCTCTGAGTATCAACAGAGAATGGAAACTATTATATCAGTGTTGACTGGACCGCAGAAGCTTGAGTTTCGTGACTTGTCCGCTCGTGTTAGTGGATGTAGAATGTCGGGAGAAATGAACACCTCCTTAGGAAATGGCTTTACAACGTTAATAATGAAC